TTTATTAGGTACTTCTTCCATACGATCAATCTCATCACTTATGATGGTCAGTGTATCCTTTGTTGTATCAATGTCAACGTTTTCCTCTGTAGTTTGTGTTGGCATATCAATGATATTGAGTTCGGAAACTTCTACAGAATTTAATTTTTCCAAATATTGGTCAAACAGTTTTTGACTCTTTTTCTTTTGAATATAAACTCTAATAAAACAATTTCTATATCGTTCAAAATCTAAACTTAGCATATCAAAATCCACATCATTATATGTTAATGTGTAGAATAGTTTTCTTTCATTTTCAATAAATTCTAAGTTTCTGGTTTCTGTATCGAAGATATAGAATCCCTTTTTCTGGCCCAGATCATTGAATGTTATTTGATACGGTGTTCCCAAATAATGAACATTATCTTTACTGTGTTTAACGTGAAAATGCCCACTCAAAACCATTTCATATCGTGCAAGTAGATCTGGATCCATACCATCTTCGTGGGGTATGCCTCGCATAATTTCATATCCATATAATTCAAAATGACCTAAACATACAGATGCTCTTGCAGTTTTTATAAAATCTAAACATTCTTTTTCATTTTCTTTATTGATCCAAGGAACAATAGCAAAATCAAATCCTTCAATTGTTTTGCACATAGGCTTATCATAGATATAAATTCCATTTTCACCAAACAACTCATTGATTGAATTTAGATCATTTGTATTTTTAAAGAAAGTATCATGATTACCCACTATGCAATGAAAATCGATATTATTTTTTCTTAAATAATCCATAAATTTGGATTTTACTTGAGAAAGAACATAAAAATTTACATACTTTCTACGATCCATAAGATCGCCAAGATGGATGACTGTTTTTATATTATTTGCTTTTAAATAGGGGAAAAACTGTCCTTCTAAAAAGGACAGAAAATATTCTACAAATAAAGGAGAATCGTTTCTAGCCCCAAAATGTGTATCAGTAATAAATGCAATCTTACTCATTCAAATTCCTCTAATACATTTTTTTTCTTCTTTTTCTTCTTTTTCTTTTCTTCTTTTTCTTTTAATTTTTCATCAGACATTTTTTTATACATTTCCCCCTCTTCTTCATTTATTCCTAATAATTTAAGAAATTCTGAAAATTCCCCAGTAACATCTTGTGATTCTAAAAATTTATATTTAATAAAATTTTGTTTTTTTTCTTTTTGAATTTTACGAAGAAAAGCGTAATAAATTATTTGAGTAAAATATGAAAATGGATTTTTTGATTTTCTTGGATTAAAATTTCCACAATACATTAAGCAATTTTCTATACCATCACCAATCATATCTTCTTTAAAAGGATAATTCACAAAGTTTGGTTTTTTGGCAAGATTTTCTGCTATATGAAAAAAACAAGTTGCAATGTATTCGGAGACAGGAGGAACAGGCTCATCCATCTCTTGGGCCTCTTTATATTTCTTTTTCCAATCTACCATTTCTTTGTAGAATAATTTATTATCTACATAATGTTCTTTTTCTTTTTTTGGCTTTTTTGTTTCATTTTTGTCTTCTATTTGTTTCTTTTTACGGCCCATATTATACTCCACTTGTATGTTATTCTCTGTACGTATACAGTTTACATCAAAATTTAAATTTTGCAACAAAATTCTTGACAGATGTTTATGTTATATTACACTTGACTGTGTCAGTCAGCAAAGGATAAATCTAGGTTATCTAAGGTAATCGTTTGGATCTGGAGACCAATCCGACCAATCGTTTCCCCAATTTGGATCTTTATCATCCTTATTCCCATTTTTATTATCTAATTTCTTTTTCTTCTTTTTCTTCTTTGGGGGTTTAACTTCCGGAAAAAGATCTTCTTCTTCGTCCTCAATTAAATCATCTAGATGAGGAATATCGACACCTAAAGCATCAAGCACATCCGGAATCATTTCATCTGGAATATTAAAATTAATATTTAATTTATCTGGTATTTGATTGTTTATTTTTTTATGTTTTGTTTTTTCCATCAAATCTTGCATATATTGTTGCTTTAATTCTGGATTATCTTCTTTTTCTTTTTCTATATCATAGCATTGCGAAATCATAATATCTGGTTTAATTAATGCAACAATATGATCTATAGGTATCTCTACATTTTTATCTGAAGAAAATTCTAACCAATTTTTCATAACTAAAGCCTCTCCAGCAATACCAGAAAACTCTACTGGAAGATTTATAGATTTAAATATCATTGGTCTTTCTAGTATTAAAGTTTTATCTAATACTTTGTGTAATTTACAGATAAGAGTTTCCCCAGATTTTAATTTAATTATCTTGTAATTTTTGTGTTCCATTATACTTCCTCTAGAGATATTTTTACAGTTTTATAATCAAATTTTTCTGATTCGTATATCTTTAGTCTTTCATTAAAATGTCTCATCGTGTGGTTTATATATGATTTCCACTTTAAATCGTCTGCTATATCGTATAATTTGGCTATATCTTTAAATTCAGATTTTCTTAATTGTCTGCCAATACTTTGTAAAACACGTATTCTACTTTTTGATGGAGAAGAGAATACAATGTTATTTAGTCTTCTGATACTTACTCCAGTTGAGAATGTACCATATGATGCCAATATAATAGAATTATCTTGTTTTTCAACCAATTTTCTAACAGTTTCTCTCATGTCAGCATCTGTTGCACCATAGATAAAATAAATTTTTCTATCTGGATATATTTTTTTAAGCATTTGGTGTAATGGTTTTCCATGCTTTTCTACAAATTGAAATAATATTAAAGTATTTCCTTTTAATTTACCCGCTAATTTACAAATAAAATTATTTCGATTTTTGTTTGTAATTAGCCATTCAATTTCTTCAGCGTATTTCATTTTTTTAATTAATTGCCTAGAATCATCATCATGGCTAAGTAATAAACAGTCTATGGATAAACTTGATAGAATTTTTTTCTCCATCAATTCTTTAGTAGAAACTACTTTATATACTCTACCAAATAACCCTTCAATTACTAATTTATGAGTAAAAGATCCATCTAATGTACCTGTTGTTCCTATTCTATATGGACATTGTTTTAATTTAGTCATAATAGATGCTAAAGATTTTGATTTAAATAAATGGCATTCGTCGCCGAATACTGCTTCAAATTGTTCAAAATAATTATTTGGCATTTTATATATGCTTTGCCACGTAGATATGATTATTCTTCTATCAGAATCTTTGTCTTTTCCACCATGTATTTTATGACAGTAGTCTCTGGCTTTCCATTTTCCCTTAGAGGAATATTCCATAAAATCAGAATACATCTGGGAAACAAGAGATATAGTAGGAACTATAATTAATATTTTCTTTTTAGAGTTTATTTTTTCTAAATAATATCTGCAAAGTGCATATATTATTAAACTCTTACCAGAAGCCGTTGGAGACAGTAAAAGGCATCTATCTTCGTTTATAGCCTGCGTAATGGCCTCTAATTGGTGTTTATGGGCTTCTAGCGGCTTCCCTGCTGCGTAGGGTGATAATTGGGATACATAATCTCGTATTTGCTCAAAAGATACTCTAGTTTTTGGTTGAATTTGCGGCTCCTCAACCGTATATGATCTATCCTTTGCAAACTGCACAACATAGTCATAAAGTCCTGCGTATATTTCTCTTTTGTAGAAGTTGAAGAGTTTGATCTTTCCATCCCACATCTTCTTTCTGAATGCGGGCATAAATTTATGCCCAGGGACTGTGAATGTAAAGAAATCTGAAAGTTCTTTAGCATAGCCAGCATCACAATCAACCTTTATAAAAACAGAATCTATGTTGGAAATTTTCAAGTCACACATCTAATAGTATTTAGTTTACTCCATTGATGAATTTTCTCCAAGATATAGCATCTCTTATATGAAATTGGCGATTATTTAAAGCCTTTAAAATGGATTGTAAATAATCGACTTTTTCTTCTTGTATTATAAGTTTCTTTTCTAGAGCAATCAAATCATCATCTGCTTCTAGATAAAGATCTACATCTTGACGCAATATTTTTAAATCAAATTGTTCCCAACCAAGTTCTTTTAATTTTTCTTGGTCAAGTTTACCTGTATAATATTCCCATTTTAATTTTTTTAATTTTTTGTATTCTAATTTAATACCATATAAACAAATTTTTTCATCTTGATAAATGTTTAAATATTTACCATGAAGTTGTGGAATATGTAAAGACTCTATATCTAATTTTTCATTATCAATTGGAAGATCTTCTTTTGCCATTTCGCGTATTTTCATAATATCCATAATATAATCTCCGGTTAAATACTGTTTATAGTATAACCTGAATATGCAAATTGTACAGTACAACTTACAGGATTAGCGTCACTTACAGTGCTACTAAAATCAATACCACCCAAACTTATGGGGAATAATCTTTGAAATTGAATTTCTAAAAATCCTCTAGATGCACTATTCATCAATACAAGAGAACCATCTTGAAATCTAACTTCATCATTATTGTATGATTTAGAATCTAAATGTTCTTTATATTGATTACTAAAATGCTTTACAGGTAATATTCTATGCATCCAATTATAAATTTCTAACCAATTTTTAAAATCTTCAGCAACTAAAAATGTTAATTCTAAATTTTCAAATGTCATTTTATTTGGTGTTAAAAGAATAGGTGCAGCATGTGGCGCAGGTTGAACTATTGGTTCCATGCTTATTCCCGGAAATTTAACACCTTGACAAAAGTATATTATTTGGGGTAATTTATGTAAAACAAATCTAAATTGATTAAATTGAAGAGTATTTACAGTCTGTGGCTGTCTTTCTAATACTGTTTTTAATATTTCAGATGCCATAATTTCTCCTTATAGTATCTATAAAAGATAAGGGCGGGTATTTCTACCCGCCCCTTCTATGAATCCCCTTCTCAACTACTTTCAACTATCAGTTAGTACCTGGGTTGAATGTAGCATCGTTACCGTGTAGATTGTTAACCTTGAAGATACGGTAGTATTGGTTAACTCTTTGTG